CGAACAGTTTACTGCAGGAATATTTGCAAAGGTATTTGATAGTTTAGAGGGTGCACTTGGAACAGTAATGAGTGGACTGAATTGGTTGGTTGGTGGATTGGGTTCAGTCACTAATGTTCTACGAAGTGTAAGTGGATTAGCAAAAAAAATATTTGATTTTATTGGATGTAACGCAGAGAAATGTGCAAAACCAACAGAGTGGGCATCAAATATTGGACAATCTTTAAAACCACCAGAAGATTATGGAAAATTAATGAATAGTGTTGGTAAACTTGGAGGATTAAAAGATAGTCTTGCTGGTATTGGAACTGGAATTGACAACAAAATAAGTAAGGTATTTGGAAATGACAAGGATTCAAAAGTATCTGCAGGTTCAAGCATGGGTTCAATCGAGAGAGCAATAGATCAGATATCCTTGTTTGGTAATGGAAATAATCAATTTGATGTATGTAATAATAAAAATAATAATCCAACTTCTCAACAAGATGTTGTTCCAGTTAAACCAGGTTACATATATCCTAAGTGTATTCCACCAGAGGTTCAAGTGATAGGATCTGGAACAGGTGCTGAATTATTCCTCGTGGTTGGTAATGATCGAAGAATTTTTTCAGTTGAAGTTCTTAATGGTGGTAGTGGATATAATGATACCGATACAAATATAACTATCATAGACAATACAGGAAATGGATCTGGTGCAGATGTCAGAGCAATTGTTAAAGATGGTGTCATAACAGATGCTGTAATTCTTTCATCTGGATCTGGTTATTGTGCAAATTCTACTTTAACTCCAACTAGTGATCCTGATACTACAACTAATGTTGGTATTGGAACTAATGTTGTTGGTGTGGTTAAAGATGCTTACATCGTAACACCAGGAATAAATTATGATCCAGAAGACACAATAACATTCATTACTGAAGATGCGAATGGTAATATTGATGATAGCACAAGCATTCCGATTATAACTTCTCCGAGTGGATGCATAGCTATTATTGATTTCCCAACTAATGTGAACACGGAGTTTGCAACTATTCCAACTCTCGCAATTAACACAAAGACTGGTGTTGGTGCGAACATTATTCCAATCATGTCATTCAAACCTCTGTTTGTTACTGATACTGGTGCTGAAGAGAGGAGAACAAAACCACTCATCGGTATACCAAGTGTGATTGATTGTATTGGAGATAATAAAGAAGTGGTTGGATATGTAAATGGTGTTCCATATTCTGGGCCTTACCATGTAATGTCGAATGGATTGAAGATGACAGGTGCAACACATAGCGAGACAGATTCAATAATTTATGATACAATAGAAGAAAGTCTAGGACAACGAGCAATTGTTTCTCAAGTTACTAATGTTGGAGTGACAACATCAACAACTGTTGTAGAAACAGAAGTCGAAACTACTCCAACAATTGTAACAACACCTACCCCAATAATGGATACAACTCCCACAACTACAACAGATACATCTTCTGAAACTAGCACACCAACTCCACCAAGCACACCTGACGATGGTGGTGGATACGGAGGATACTAATGACTGAAGAAGAAATAAGAAAAATATTCAAAGATGAATTTGAAAAGTTTTATCGTAGAAAGTACCCAACTTTTCAAGTAACTGGTGGTGGGCCATCCGTAGAACATCAAAAATTTGAATATGAACTAACAACAAACCAAGGTCAGATACTTCATTTTTATGAAGGTGGAGTTGGAAAGTTGGCATCAAATAGATCTTTTGAAATATACTCTGGACATGATGCAGATGTTGCTAACGGAGAAGTAACTGGTGAGGGTGCTATTGCAATTAAACTGGAATGTAGAAATGGAAGAATACATATTGAAGCAAAATCAAGTGATATTGAATTAAATGGTAGAAATATATCTTTAGTTGCACAACAAAACATATATCTAAATGCAGGAAAAAATATTAAAACTAACTCAGGTGCTGATACTGAGATGATTGCTGGTGCCGATTGGACTGCTGATGCAACAAAGGAAATATTCATAAATGGTGGTGGTGCTGTTGGAATCCACTGTGAATCAGAAGTAATTCATACAAGTTCTGGAATTGATGAAGATATGGCACCTGATTTTTATCAAGACATAACTCCATTTCATGATGAAAGTCCTCCAGCTTTATCTAAAATTGATTCTTATAACCAAAACGACGGATAGATATGGCAATAAAAAATCTCACTCTAGAAACGATTGGTCTACATGTTGGGTATAAAGATTACTCTAAGACTACATCTCAACAAATTCCTTATAAAAAATCTGGTGTTTTAACTTGTTCTGGTATATCAATATTTGGAGACTGTTCTAAAATTAGTGGAAAGGCAGCAGTTACAATAGGCACAGTAGATTCAGTATCTAAACTTCCTTTTTCTGATTCTCTTTATGTTTTAGGAACCAGTAAATTCTTTGCTGATATGTTAGTGTCAGCAAACGTTAGAATTACTGCTGATGCTAGGATTAATGGCACAACGTATTCAACTTTTAGAGGAAGTATAAATGTTCAAGGTTGGAAAGGATTTGATATCAAGCACCCAACCAAAGAAAATCATCGACTTAGATATGTTTGTTTAGAAGGCCCAGAGGGAGGTGTATATCATCGAGGTATATTAAAAAACAGTGAATTCATCGAACTTCCTGATTACTGGAAAGATTTAGTTGACACCAAAACAATTACCGTACATCTAACTCCGATTGGAACTTATCAATACTTATATTATACAGTTGCAAAGAATAGAATTATAGTTAAGAACC